CTGAAAGAGTTAAAAGACTTATTTATAATAATAGAAACTATGAAGTGTCAGGCTCGCGCAAATTCAATAATGCGAATGTAAGTTCAATAGAATATGCTAGAGATGAAGAAAATCCATATTTAGTAAGTGCTAGTATGGATGTTAACGTATCAGTAATGGAAGTAATAGGATGAAATATAAAGCAAAAGCAAGTTATAGAAAACTTGATGATAGTAAGAATTTTTACGCATTTTTAGACTCATCAAAGCATAATATATTGATGGCTGGCGGTGTAATAGAAGTGGAATCTGTGCCAAAAGACTTAGAAAAGCATTTAGAAAGTGCAGAACCAAAAAAAGAAAAGGAAGATAAGTAATGGCTGAAACAAATTTTCAATCAAAAACAAGTATTGATGTTGGTATTGGTAGTGGTTCAATAGCACTTGGTACAAAACATCCATCAAGCGGTACATATAATTTTGTACAAGTTACTGATTTCAACATAGAAGCTGCATCAGCTCCAATAGACGTTGCGCCTAGCAAAAATAGCGTGCTTGGGCAACTTGAAAGTCAAGGTCATCATAGGCCTGATACGCAAATGTATGAGGCTACACTAACAATGCGTGGTACACCTACTGCCGTTTTAAAATCTACACAAGCATTATTTGGTGCTAGTACAAGTGCTGCTTCATTAACACCAGCAGCAAATACTAATGACAATAGTTCAACACAAATGGCAGATGGTGGAACAAATGTTAATGCTGTTACACTTGCTTTTATGGGCGCTGGCTCTGATGCAACTGCAAAAGATGTAATTATGCCAGGATGTATGGCTACTTCGATGACATTAAGATCAGATGTAGGCACAAATGGTGGTGAGCTTGTAGTAGAAACGCAGTTTATGTCAGGCTATCAGCCAATACAAGAAAACTTTAATAGTTCTGATAATTTAACTAGAACGCTTGATACTGCTGCACCAAAGAATATATTTAATCTTGACACTTCTACATTAGATAGTCAAGTATTAGTATTGCAAAGCTATGAAATTGTGATTAGCAGGCCACTTGCAAGAGTGCATCATCAAAATACTACAGATTATAAGCCATTTGGTTATGTCCAAAATGGACCTTATGAAGTAACTGGTACATTAGTTGCAAAGCGTGACAATGACATTCATGATATTGATGACCATATTAAAGGTGATAGCGCTGGTATAGCATTGAGCCTTGCTGAGTCAAGTGGATATACGCTAACTTTACCTGATGTAATGATTGACAATTCAAAGCCTGAAGTGGGTGACTTCTTATTGCAGAATATACCATTTAGAGCTTTTGCTGCTAGTGAATCAGCAAGTATAATAAGCATTACAATATCTTAGACCTGGGTTAATACAAGTAGTGAGGTTGTATGACCATCAAATCAGAACATGGTACATTTGAATGCCGTGAATTAACATTTAAAGATAGACGTGAGTTACACAAGCTAGAGATTTCTGCCGTTGATATGAATGGCAATGTCGATAGCTCTAAGTTCTATACTGTGTTAGAATGGATAATGGATTTTGCATTTGAAGATGCAGAAAAAGAATTAAGCCATCTTGACGATAATCAGATAGACGTTGTGCTTATGGATATCTACAATACATATAAAGTACCTAGTAAAAAAAAGAATTAAAAGCTCGCGTAGCTTTATGGATGCATTACCATAAGATCAAGTCACGTGAGCTTACATTTCCTTATAAAGCAAATAGTCCTACACTTCGCAAGCGCATAACCTATACAGAAGAGGAGCTATGGCATGAGATTAAACGCATATTGGATGAAGATGACCAGCAAAAGTTTACACCAGGTCAGCAACTTTATTTTAACCTCTTGCATTGTGCTGATATCAGTTATTTTAGCGATGGTGATACTTTGTTATGGCTTGATGAATTTATGGCCATTAAGCGCTTTAATCTACCAGTAGCAGACAATTTAGATTCAATGCCGTATGAGCGTTTCGTCATCTTTTCTGCTATAGATGAAGAGTATAATGCATGTATAAAATTGGAACAAGATGAGCAAGTTCATAATAGAAATAAGAACTAAGGGTTTTAGAGATGCTAAAAAAGGTTTTGAGCAAATTGAAAAATCTTCTGATAAAGCAACTAAAGCCAAGAACCGTCAACGCCAAGCTACTGCTGGATTACGAAGGCAAGTTGGCGCATTACGAAATAATTTATTACTAGTATCATTTGCTACTGTAGGTCTAACACGCGCTATTGGTGGCTTTGTAAATGCTTCAAGGCAATTTGAAGATGTTAAAACAAGATTAGTAGGACTTACTGGTGGTGTTGAAAATGCAGAGAAGGCATTTAAAGCTTTTAATGAGGTCGCTGCAACTACGCCGTTTATGCTTGATGATGTTGTCAATGCAGGTGCGCAGTTACAAGCATTTGGATTAAATGCAGAAGCAACACTTAGGTCTGTTACCGACCTTGCTGCATTTATGGGTACAAGTGCTACTGAAGCAGCAAATGCTTTAGGTCGCGCGTTTGCTGGTGGCGCTGGTGCAGCAGATATTCTTAGAGAACGTGGTATTCTTAATATTATAAAGACCACACAAGGTTTAGATGACCTATCTAAAACAACATTGCCTCAATTTCGACAAGCACTTTTAAAAACCTTAGTTGATCCTGCATCAGGTATTGAGGGTAGTAGTAAGCGCATGAGTCAAACACTTACTGGTGCTATGAGCAATATGCAGGATGCTATTACAAGATTTCAAGCAACAGTTGGTGATTTATTAACACCATTTTTGATGGAAGCAGTACAAGCTACTGAAAGATTTTTTCGCGCACTTGATGTGCAGTCATTAGCAAACTTTACTAGACATGTTGCTGCATTAAGCGCTGCATTAGTGATTTTTAATGCTAAAGCAATAATAGCTACGACTAGAACATTACAGTTTAGTAAAGTGCTTCGTGCTAGTGCTATTGGTATAGTTGCATTAGCTATAGATAAATTATTAGAGTATAGTGGACTTTTACAAACAAACACTAATACGTTAAATAATAATGCTCAAGCATTGCAAAATAATTCAATGAATATGCAACAGTATATTAGCTCTATTGGGCAAAGCAATACCGTGTTAGAACAAAATAATGAGTTACAAAAAACTCAAGAAGCATTATTAAATAAATTATTTCTTATCAATGCGCAAAATAATGGCATGGATGAGCAGAGACTAAAAGTATCTCAATTAATATTTGATAGTGAAAAATTATTAAAACAAGCGTTTGGCGATCGCGTAGAAATACAGAAAGGCGCTAGTCTTGAAAATCAAAC